TTTCCATTACTATCATAAATGATAATGGTAGCAGTAGGATTAACAGTGGCTAATCTGTCACAATTAAAACCTACACCTTGTGTTATACCTGAAGAACTAACCGTTAAATATTGTGCCATTGTCTATCGTCCATGTTGCTGTTGTTGTATCTGCTATTTGATTATTGCCATATGTATTACAAGTATTTTTAACACAACTACTTGTCATTGTAATCCAATAAGTGGTTCCTGGAGACATATCTCTTGTTGGATTTAACCATAAAGTATCCCCGTCTACCCAAAACAAATCCGCTATCTTACCATTAGAAAAAGATTGATTGAGACTAAAAGTTTGAAATACTCCTGAACTACTATTAATAGTTATTGTTCCTGTAGATCCAAGCACTATAGATTGATTAAATTTTAATCCAATATTTGATTCAGGATCTACTTTTAAATTATCTGGAGAAATTGCCACTTGTCCTGGATATATACCAGCAGGTTTACCCGCCGGATTAATTGCATAATAACTATAAAGGTAAGTTATTACTTGGTTAAACACCACTGGTGGACATGGAATTCTTGATACTGGTGGACTTGGTGGTGTCGGTGTTGGAGGAATAACATCTTGAGGATCTGCTGTATGAAAATTCCAACTATATGGATCTGTAATTGCGGCATTCTGACAAGTGCCATCAGTTACTAGATTTTTATCCATTAAAATATAATAATCAACTCCAATATCTAAAGAACCAAATGCAAAATTAACTTGATTTGTATTGGTAATGGTAATTGCACTACCACTAATGGTATTAACTAATGTGCCATTACTTTTATAGATATAGGCCTTGCCTGTGCCAACACTTATGGCTGCACCTGATGGACTTGCTACAGTAATCCAATAATTTCCATCATGTGGAGCACGATCTCCACTGGTATTAGTTTCTGGATTTTCATGAACACTTCTATCTACTGGATATTTTGTGCCAAATGTTAATGTGCAGGCATTTGATGCTAAAGTAGTTACTACTGTAGGATCTAAACTGACATTTCCAGCACCATCGATTAAAATTCCACTACCAGAAGTTGTGCTAATACCACCAGTAACTGCACTTTGAATACTATTTTTAACACTGGCCACAGTATCAGGAGAAATACCAAATATACTGGCTAATTCATCAGTGGTGCTACTTAATATACTACCCCAATTAATTTTACCTGCAACATAAAATGCCAAGGCTCCTAATGCCAATGTGCCAGCAGTGCCAAGACCACCGGAACCTACTGGAGTTGAATATGGTAAAACATCCGGAGCCTGCACATAGGTAAAGGCAAATCCTGCACTTGCTGGACTAAACTTACTTGTGCCTTGAGTATTACCTCCACGCACTTTCCAATACCATGTAGCTGTTAATAATTCAATTGTTTTAAAAGTAACTGTTGCACCAGTGGTATAAGGTCCACTATTGGCATTTCTTGTGGATCCTTGAAATGTATAATTGGTTCCATCACTAGATGCCCAAAATTCCATATCAGTAACAACTCCACTTGGCACGATAGCACTTACTGTCATACTTGGTTGACTACTAATTGTTGATCCAGTAACTGTAGGAGCCGCAGGTGTTCCAATAGCGGCTAAATTTGGATTATTACTAGTCCCCAATAATGGAGTAAATTGGCTAATTGTATCAACGGTATATACATCTGGATTATAACTTAATCCTGTAACAGTTATGGTTAATTCACCTCGATCATCTTCATTTTTAATTAATTTAATAACAAGAAATTGTCTATTGGTAAATCCATAAGTTGCATTGGTTAATCCAAATACATCACCTATTTGTAAATTATAACTACTAAAATCTGTTTTAAATTCAACAACTAAATCTTCTCTTGCTTGACGCAACATAATATTGCCAATTAATGCCGCTTGAACTTCATTATTAATTAAATCATGTTGTAATTTTAAAACATTAACAGGTTCATTATAATCTAAATCAGCCGTTGGTAAATCAATACGAACATAATTGTTTTGATCTCTCAAATAGGCATATGGAAATTGAACTTCAACAGAATTATAATAACTGTCTAATGCAGTTCCAGTGGCATTGACTTGACCAATAATATTATGATCTGAGAATGAAAAAGTTTGGCTGGTATATTGTTGTATCAATACACTCCATTTTCCAGATGCTATATCATAGGTAATATAGCTGGCTGCGGTCGCCGCAATTTTATCCATGTTATCAAGAACTTTATTAGTTGTTGATATTAATCCATTTATTTGATATCTTTGTTGTGCTGGATAAGTTGAATAATTTACTGATTGAGCACTATAAGAATTTAATGCAGTAATACTTGATGAATTAATTAAATTAGAATCAATACTGGCACCATATAGGTCATTGGTCATATAGTCATATAGACAATCACCTGGCAATTTCATAGTATTGTTTACATGGAATTTAAGATTAGGAATACCATGTTGTCCTTTGCTTTGATCGTAATTTAATTTAACAATTGCAAAGATTAAATTATCAGCCATATAAGTATTATTCCAACCTGGCATAATACTATAAGCTGCCGGAGGAACTGTGCCACTTATAGGAGTAGTAGTTCCTGGTTGGCAAGGCAACATAGGATTACCACTATTTCCTTGATACAAATAGATACCTACAAGTCCTTGCGGATTATAATCTATAACTCCTGTATCATCAGTAGTATAGTCTATTGTTGTCCCATTTCCTTGAAAAGTAATAAGTTTATTATCAAGATAGATATTATCTATAGTAATACTGCTGGCAGATCCTGTTGAAAATAAATTTCCTGTTGTTTCACATAATACAATTGCCGCGTATAAACTTTGATTATTATTAGTTAATTGTATATCAATAATAGTTCCACTAAAATAACTACTTCCATACGCAACTGGAATTTTATTATCTGTAGCTGGACTAATTTGTATTCTATTATCAGGAATAGTTTGAGTAGTATTTTGATTGGTAATACCACTTATAAATCTCATTAATCCAAAGGCGGCGGCAACACGAACTAATGTGCTGACAATTCCGGAGCCTTCTGCCCATGAAAACATTGATCCTATTGCATCTAACCAACCCATATCACTTCCTTATGCTTGAACTACCATACCGGTAGTTGGACTAATTACACTTGCTGGTGTTGTTCCACCAAAATCCCAAACTGCATCAGTTAATGATGCCACGCGATTCATGGCATTATCTCCGGGGAACCAGTAGTTTTGATCTGCTTGATTGGTTCTACGACCTGATTCTTGTTTACTTAATACTGCCAATGTTGATGCACAGGTTAATATTATTGTAGAAGTTACAGATTGACTATCATAAGTGGTCCATTTTTCATCAATTGAAAAATTACTAACAACTCCTACAAATTCTAAAACTGGATTGCCAGTAATATTAAGATAATTGCCATTGACATCAAAAAATACTCGGCGTATTTCTATTGGAGCTGCCTTAATTGGATTAGCAACAATGTCACTCATGTATTGGCTCGGAATACCACTAAGACTAATACTTACATCGGCTTGACTAGATTTTAATTCATTGGTCATTTGTGTAATACCAAGCAATGTGCCTACAGCTGGGTAGTTATAAGTATTACCATCACTTTCAACTAGACTAAATGGAGTTGAATGATTACTAACTCGCACTACCACTTGATTTCCACCTTGAGTGAAAACCATGCGAACAAAGGTAGCTTGTTGTAGACCTTGATAACTGGTTAAATTTAATGCTGTTGTCATGGTGTTGGTAATGCCTCAACAAATACAAATGGTTTATCCCAAGTAATAATATTTCCAGGGTTAATTTTATAATCAGGTAATTGTGTGCAAATTAAAGTCCAGGTGCAAGCTGATCCTACAGTTAAACTATAAGTGCCGCTGGCTTCTAATACTGGACGATTTAATGTAACACTTGTTCCGGTTACAGATCCATATACTGAATAAACACGCGGTTGTCCAGTTAATTGTAAAATATCACCTGATGCTA